TAAACAATTCTCCGACACTCAGGCGAATAGTTGAGGATAAAACTAATATGGTGGTGGGTGATGGCTTTATACCAATTAAAGGCAAATCCACTACCTTATTAACAACATCGCAAAGAGGCGAAGTAATAACGGATGATTCATTGACTGAGATTGAGAATGTTATTTCTTCAGTCAATTTACATAATCAAAACCTTCAGGAAGTTTTAGGGGCATTGGCATTTGATTACGATGCTTTTGGTAATTGTTTTGCTGAGATAGTTAAGGGAAGAGTTGGCAGTCAACCGTTCAGCTACATTTACCATATACCCGTTTATAACATTGGTATTAGAAAAGCAGGGCAAGACCAGATAGTAAAATCTGTTGGTATATATGATAACTGGGAAGAAGTACCGTTAACGACTGACGGTTCTTTTTACGTTAACGAGGGGTTTAGGGAAGTACCGATATATCCTGAGTTTAAACAATTTGAAGACGGCACGGAAAGGTCAGTCATTCACGTTAAACAGTATAGTGCTGGATATTTCTATTTTGGTTTACCTGAATGGATAGGGGCGAAGATGTGGGCAGAAATGGAATACCGCATTCAAAGATTCAATACATCAAAGTTTGAAAACGGTTTTATGCCTTCAGGATTGATGCAGTTTTTCGGCTCAATGACAAAGGATGAGGCTAAAAAATTAGTAGATGGAATTGAATCGAAATTTACAGGAATGGGAAACAATCATAAATTGTTTGTTCAGGTGCTAAGAGATGAAAAATTAAAGGCTAATTGGATACCAACCTCAAAAGAAAATGAAGGCGAATTTTTAAACCTTCAAAATTTAGCTGCAAGTGCGATTGTAGTTGCTAACCGTTGGTCTAAATCATTAGCTGGTTTTGCAACAAGTGGACAATTGGGAAGCAACCAACAGATACGGCAAGAAATGGAATACTTGCAAAATACAGTTATTAAACCACGTCAAAACCTGTTATTAAGTAGAATTATAAATCCCTTTTTACAAGAGATTTCACAATATAATAATGCCTTTACAGATGTTACGTTTAGCATTTCAAACACTTTGCCCGTTTCATTTATGGGAGACATAGCCGTTGAAAACAATTTAACGGTTGATGAAAAAAGAGAGATATTAGGTTATTCACCCTTAGAAATAACAAATGAGCCAACTAATACAACCGAGTGAGGTCATTAGCGGTGGGGTTGCAAGACCTACACCAGCCGATATACGTTTGGACAAAGCCCTAATTAGTCCACATATTCAGGATGCTGAGTTTAGATGGGTTGTTCCTGCAATTGGGTTGTCTTTATATGATGCAATGGTAGCCAACAAAGGCAATAGTACGGCTTTTACATCAACGGCTTATCAGCAACTTTGGGATAGTCAGTTAAAGGCTTTATGTGCTAATGCTGTTTTGTATGAGGCTTCGCCTTTCATGGTTATGCAAATGGGTTCAAATGGTTTATATACTTTGGATAATGAATACGGGCAAAATGTAGGCGTTGACGGTCTAAAGTTTTATCAAGATACATTGCTTCAAAGGATTCAGGTAAAGGCAAAACGTATCAAGGATTATTTATGTGATAATTACCTTTCTTTTACAGCTTTTGTACCTTCGTCAATTGGTTGTCCAGATTCAACTTGTGATGATGATGAAGAAATAAATAACGATATATATACATCATTGGGAGTAGTTTTATAAAAAATATGGAAGAAAACATAAAAAAACCACGAAGATTTCTCAAAATGTTGGGAAGAGTTGGCGAAATCATAGCGCAAGAGGCATTATTAAAAATATTAAGGGGAGTAGTTAATCGGATTGGAGGCAAAAAAAATTTACCTTCAATCCTTTTTTTATTTCTTTCCGTTAGCCTATTTGCGCAATACCCATCGACAGGCAATAAACAAAGATTGGGTTACCAAACGACTGGAGATGGATTGGTTTGGAGAGGTCGTGCAAGTGACACGGTAAGTCTAAAATCATCTACTATTAATAATGCCTATATAATTATTGATACGTTGACAAATGTAATGTATAATTACATTAAGACTAAAGGTGGTTGGTTGTTTAATAATGCAGATACAGTTATCATTAATAACAACTTTACTCAACCAGTTGACTCATTATTTTTTAAAATAAATGTATCGACAAATAATGTAGACACGGCTAAAATGCGATGGGATTCGGATTTAGGTACGGTTGTTTTAGGAATGTATGACAAAGTCCCAAACGAATTAGGTTTTAAAAACTTTTGGCTTGTTAAAAATCAAACAGGCTCAACCATTACTAAAAATAGCCTTGTATACGCATCAGGAACAGTTGGTTCAAGTGGTCGTATATCGGTATCAAAATTTATAGCAAACGGTACAATCGACCCTATTTATTTATTAGGAATTACGGCACATGATTTGACAGATGGCGAAGACGGCTACGTTATTTCTTACGGCAAAATAAGGCAAGTTAATACGGATACTTTTGCTGCTGGGTCAATCCTTTACCCTTCACCAACTACGGCTGGTGTTTGGACAGATGTTGAGCCAGTTGCACCTAACATTGATTTACCGATTGGATTTTGCGTTAATTCATCTTCCAATAACGGTACTATCGCCATTCGTGTGGCTTCTGGTTTTAGTTTAAGCGAATTACATGATGTCGCTATTTCTTCACCTTCTGCAAATGCTTCTTTGTATTATTCAGGTGGATTATGGCGAGACACAACTGCATCACTTTTGGTAAGCGATACGGCTTCCATGCTTACCAATTATTTGCGAACAGGTGTTGCCGCTTCAACGTATTTAACCCAAAGTAATGCAGCTTCAACTTATTTGCCTTTGACTGGTGGAACATTGACTGGACTTTTAAAAAATACATCACAAAGGCTTACAGGTAATATAACTATAAGTGATTTTGATAACACTTACTCATCAGTTCAAACTGGACCTTCATCAAGTGCAACCGTAAATTTAGCATTACAACAAAATTTAGGAGGTGCAGCAAATATTTCTATGGGTGGTAATCAGGGTGGTGGCGGTATTACTGTAAATCCAAACATTTATTTTACAGATAATAGAAAAGCATACGCATCTATTGGAGGTATTCACACAAGTTTAGGAACAGATAATCAAAGTGGACATATAATTTTTACCACGACTCCTTCTTTAAATACAGTTGCATTAACTGAAAGAATGCGAATCACTCAAGATGGAGATGTATCAATAACAAATAATACAACTATTGGTGGTACAACAACAATGTCAGGCGCACTAACCGTAAACAATGCCACGGTATTAAACGAAGGTTCAGGCGACTTTGATACAAGGATAGAAAGTGACGGCAACGCAAACATGGTTTTTGTCGATGCTTCAACAGATAGGGTTGGCATTGGTACAAATACACCTTCTAAGACGCTTGATGTTATTGGAGATGCTAATATAAGTGGAAATTTAACAGAAGGTGGTAACAATGTAATGACAAATCTTGACACGGTCAGCCTTAGTAATCGTATTAATGGCAAAGTAGGATTAACTGGAGATGATATTATTTCAGGAACTAAAACATTTAATAATCTTGTAAATTTGACTTCTAATTTAATATTAAGCGGTTCTTATTCCCAAACAAACAAATTGCTTGGTAAAAATTCAAGTAATGGAGTTGGTAATATAACAGTTGGTTCAGGTTTAAATTTAACAAGCGATGTTTTAACAGCAACACAAATAGATACTACAAGTCTAAGTAATAGAATTGATTTAAAACTAAATAAAACTGATACTGCAAGTTTAAGTAATCGTATTAACAATAAAGTTGGATTAACGGGAAATGAAACTATTGCTGGAGAAAAAACTTTAAGCAATATTTTAATTTTAAATGGAGGTTTAAAAGGTCAAATTGAAAAAAAATCAGGTTCTACAGTTGGTAGTTTTGATGCAATTGATGCTACAACTATTACATATATTTTTGAGCATACGGGTTCAGGAACAGGCTCAGTAATTTTAGAATATTTAGACAATCCAAGTAATCATACTAATAGAATTATTAATATAATTAATGTTAGTGATAATGATTGGGATATGACCTTTGATACAAGAAAACCTTATATTAAAACAAGTACACAAATTAATCAAGTAGAATACGGACAATCTATTACAGTCCAATCTGATGGTTCTAAATGGTGGGTAATATCAAGAAATTTTTAAAACAGAAAATAATGAAAAAAATATTAATCATTTTATGCTTATTGCCAAGTTTGATATTTAGCCAAGATACGGTTATAATATTTAAGACATTTGGTGAAGATACCTTATGGAATGTCAAAAAGATATACGCTAATGAAGATGTTGAAATTAAATCCTTTGAAGATTCTTCTGCCATTTATTATTACATTTTGAACGATGTTGTAGATGAGGCAAGAAAAATGACAGATGCTTTTTATTTGTACGAAAATCGAAACAAGTTTATAAACAGTTTGTACAAACTGGATAAAAGCATGGTTAACGGCAAGGTTGAAAGTGCTTTTGATTATCTTAACAAGTTATATTCTTCCTTCTGGATTGGCAATTACAATGCCACGGCAAACGGTGTTAAGGTTTTGGCTGGAGCGGAAATATTTTGGAATAAAAATGATGAGTTAAGGATTAAAATTGGTGAAAGTATAAATAAACCTTTTATATCCATTGCCGACACCTATGGAATAATTGTAAATTATCCAAACACTGGTGACCGATTTGTTATTTACAAAACAAATGATAAGTCATTTAAAGACCTTGATAACAAATTAATTTTGAGAAAATTAAAGCAACTGAAGCAATGAAATCAATAATATTAAATATTTTAAAACTTGGTTATGATGGCATCGCTTTTGCGGTGTGTTGCGGTTTCATTGCCTCGTTTTTTATACCAATCAAAGGCTTTCTTTTATTTACAGTGTTCGTTGTTTTTTCCGACACAGTCACGGGAATCATAGCTGCAAAAAAAAGGGGAGAGGCGATAACAAGTAAAGGGCTTTATCGCACATCGCAAAAGATAGTAACGTATTTCTGTGGTATTATGATTTTTCATGGGGCAAGTATTACTTTTGGTTTGCCTTCACAAATAACATATTCTGTCAGCTTCATCATTGCAGCCACGGAATTGTTTAGTATTTCGGAGAACATAAAATCGATAACAGGAACAAACATCGGTACAATTATTCTTAGGTTTTTTTTTAGACGCTAAAAACAAAAAAAAATGATAGAAACAAATTTAAAAAGTGCGTTAAAAAACGCAGACACTCCTAAAAGTCCAATTGGAGATATCGCTTGTTATTCAATGAATTTTGCCGAATTAGCTGGAGAGGTAAATGTATTTCTTGAGGATAATAATAAGGTAAAATTTACATGGAGAGAGTATATTAAATTGGCACAAATTATATGGGACAAAATAAAAGAGACAAGCAAAGAATGTGCTGGTAAAGAGATTTCGGTTAATTTACCTCCCAAATTTTCTTTGATTTCCGCAGCTTTTGCCCTTATAGGGTTCAAATTATAGGCGCAGAAAGATTCGCTACCTTATGCACCTGAGAAGGGGGTCTATTGATTTAGACTCCCTTTAAAAATATAAAATATGAAAGTAAATAAATTTTGCGTTTTCCTCGATGCTGGTCACGGTGGAATTAACCCTAAGTTAAAAGTACCAAACAATTACACTACGTATCCTTCCAAATGCTTCCAGCATACCAATAGCCTATTTCATGGTTACGGTTGGTTCTTTGAAGGTGTGTTTAACCGTAATGTTGCCGTTTTAATTGAGAAGTATTTAAAAGATTGGGGATTTTCGGTTATGAATGTTTACGACCCTATTTTAGATTTACCATTGGGACAAAGGGTAAAGAAAGCTAATTTTGCTGCTTCCAGTTATTCCGATTGTCTTTACCTTTCCATTCATGGTAATGCTGCGGAAAACAAAGCTGCAAGAGGTTGGGAAGTATATACCAGTATTGGACAAACGAAGTCAGATATATATGCTTCATTCCTTTTTGATGAAGTCAAAGAATCATTTCCTAACTGGGTATTCAGGAAAGATACTCAGGACGGAGACAATGACAGAGAAGAAATGTTTTATGTATTGACTAAAACGACGATGCCTTCTGTCCTTTCTGAAAATGGATTCTTTACAAATTACAAAGATACGTTAATGATGTTTGACCCTAAATTTCAGGATACATTGGCTTTATGTCATGCAAGGGCGGTTGTTGATT